CATCGGTACCTTCGGCGCTGGAACGAAGTCACCATTCCTGTTCGTTCCAAGGGTGACCTCCTCAGCTACGTGTGGATCGAGGCTCCCAACATCTCCAACGTACTCACTAACGAGAACGGTCTCTACTCCTCTGGCCAAGCCGATACAACTGAATTTACCCTCATGATCGGTGGTCAAGAGGTGTGCAAACTCGATGCGTTCTTCATCCAAGGCGTCCATAACATCTTATACAAGGATAACTCCGCCAAGACCACGTGCACCGTCACGACCGCTGAAATCAGTGACAACGCCAAGGCCAGTGACACCGCCGGTGCTGGTTCGGATTACTTCATGATCCCATTCTTCTTCAGCGAAGACTGGACCAAGTCTCTCCCCCTGGTGGCGCTCCAGTATCACGCTGTGGAGATCAGGGTCAAGTGCCGTTCCAACTTTACTCCCGAGCAATCATTTCGTGGAGTCCGAGCACGAACTCTTGATCACACAGTTGCAGTTCCAGCCCATGAACGCTTCGGACACCGACATCGATCTCACGTACTTCAACCACCCCGTGAAGGCTGTGCACATCACGTCGTCCAACATTAATGCAAGCTCTTGGTCCGATCAGTACACCTTCGACACCGCCACGATGTACATCAACGGAAACCCCCTCTTCGAGGACATGTCCAGCACCTTCCATCACAACGTGGTGCCCCAGATGCACACCTCCAACCTCCCCTCCTCGGTGCTCGACTCGGCCCCTCTCTACACGTGGCCCCTCTGTCTGACCATGAACAAGCCCCAGCCCTCAGGAACCCTCAACTTCTCTCGCATCGACAACGCCAAGATTTCCCTCAAGAGTCCAAGCGGTGGTGGTCTTCTGACCCGTGCCTACGCCGTCAACTACAACATTCTCAGAATAAAGAATGGCATGGCCGGTGTCGCCTTTGGAAATTAATTTTGTGTGCTCATTATAAATGTTCGAACAGTTCAAGGATAAGGAAAAGTATTGCGTGTACTACAAGTACCTGTCGATGGCGGCCATGATTATGCTGCTCCTCAACCTGGTCGCCACGGCCTCAGCTGGTAAGATCGATTGGAAGACGGCGTACGTCACGGGTGTCCTCTTCATCACGTACTTCCAGTCTCGTCTCCTGTACACGATGTGTTTGAATTAATTTGTAACCTCTTAATAAATGCGCGTCCTGNTACAACCCAGTCCATCTGTGTCTCACAAGTACAGGGTTTTTCTTCCAGACAGACGTGCCTTAGATTTTGGAATAAAAAGCGTCAGGCATTACCCAGACCACGGGAACCCCTCGCTCATGCGCACACATCTTCTCAGGAAGGGGGCGGTCGTCCCCGAGAAGGTGCGATTAGAAACAGATCCCTTCGAGATTCATAGGGAAATGTTAAAGATACACGAAAGTTCCATGGAAGATTGGAACGATCCGTTCGTGTCGGACTATTGGGAAAGATGGATACTGTGGTCGTATCCGAGTGTTGAAAAAGCCAAGTTGTACATGACTATGCATCAGGGTGTACTTTTTGTTCGGGGTCCCGGAGACCTGTAGATCCAAAACCACCCTCACCCCGTTCCGTGGCATCGAGCGAATCCACCTCTTCGATCGGAGGTGTCTCACATCTTTCGATGATTAATTGAGCGATACGATCTCCTTTTTTAATCACGAAATCCCCTTCACCGTCGTTAAACAAAAGTACCTTGACTTCACCCGTGTAATCTGGATCGATGACACCAGCACCCACCTGGATACCCTTCTTCACGGCGAGACCCGACCGAGGCGCGACGCGACCGTAGGTTCCGGGTGGAAGGGTGATGGCGATGCCCGTCTCGACCAGAGTCCGATTCTTNANGGCCACACAGGTATCCACGGAGCTGTACAGGTCGTAGCCCACAGCACCCACAGAACCCCTCGCGGGAATAATCGCGTGTTCGTTGAGCCTTTTCACGAGAAGACGAGACATTATGNATTNTCTAGGATTCTCCTCTTTAATCATCATTCCCATGGCGGCGTAATTATGTAAATCGATCAGAGTGTCATCGAGTGATTCATCGTCGACGAGTTGAATCCCCTTTTTAGTGAGACTGATACAGCGTTGAATCTTATCTTGAATGCGGACGAGGACCCCCACGATACCATACGTGGTAAAAGCATCCCCATAGTCGGCATTCTTTTTCTCGAATAGATCCCTCGCCTTTTTTTGAATCTCTTCCAATTGTTTCACGCGGTCCATCTAACATATACCAGGGTTTCATCTTTAAACCTGATTTATCCTATGATGATGTCACTGACTTTTATCTTTTTAGTTTGATGGTAGTTCCCGTGGAAATCCAAAAGTTTCGACGGTGACACGGTCGTGTATTTGTCGCGGATGATATACTTTGTGTTTTTATCCAACAGGAATTCAACCTCATTCCTAAAGTGTGTCAGACCTACGAGTGGTATACACTTGGTACCAGGGAGGATGGTGATCGTCTTGAAGCAACATCCACCATCACCCATGAAATCACGCATGGGTACGCTGTGAAGTAACGAGGTAGATACGAACCCCTTGTTGACAAACACTTCATCCTTTTTCATCGGTTTATTGTATTCGTCCGCCGTGAAGAATGAATCCTTGACACCCCTGTAGACCACCATGGGTTTCGTGGTGACCGGAGCAAAGTCGAAAACGTTGTGTAACGTCGTACTGAGACTCCTGATCGTATTGTAGAGGTACACCTCTTTAAAAGATAAAGATCCCAACTGATAGACAACCATGTTTGTAAATTCATTCATAAGTTTACCTGACTTGTCTTTCAGCATAGCTCCGAAATCTACTGGTTTCTTAGTCGCCATTATCTTCGCACCCTTTTCATTGAGTACATGATAAAAACCAGCGTTCGTTGTGGTGTATATCATCTCATATATGAGAGGGTCCATTCTGACCCTACTGAAATCTATGGGTAGACCACGTTCCATGAGGTTCACGTACACATCACCGTACTGCGTGTATGAATAAAGCGCGTACCTCTCCCTGTCCGTAATGGACGCGATGTACTTTTGCATGTCCACGAACCATTTCTTGTCTATTATATCCGGGTTCATGTTCATCTTGAGTACATGTTTGTAAAAGTAATCGTACACATTGTCACGGGAAATTTCCAATTTCAATATTTCTCTTTTACGAGTTTTATGCTTTTTAAATATCTCATTACTGTTAAAATAGTCATAGTGATACAATTTAATCTCAGTGGTTTTTTTAATAAAAACGTCATTCGGTATTTTAGTAAGGTTTGAGGTATTGGGTATGACCGGCTTTTTGGTCTTTAAATGTCTGACGATCTTCTTCATGAAGAGTGCTCGGGTCTTCGCGGAAACCTTGGGGACCGGTTGACGCTTGAGCAGGAGCTTTTTCAGTCCCTCGGGGGTCTTGGGCTTGGTGGGGGTCTTTGGCTTGACGAGGTTCATCTTCTTCACGGAGGTCTTGGGGGTCTTTGGCTTGAAAGTCATAATCTTCTGCTTCTGTGAATCAAACACGGTGCTATTTTTCTTCAACGCCTGCTTGTACGCCTGACCACCAATCTTGACGCATCGCTTTGNTANTTTACTGTACACTTCATCGGGCTTTGTACATTTACCAACTAACATCTTTTCGAGATGAGGAGGGAGTTGATAAGGTGAAGGAGTCTTCTTTTTCATGATGTTCGCTAGGGTCTCGTTGGGGCTCTTCACCTTCTTGGGTCCTAATAGGGCATTGATTTTACTGATTTGATTATTAAAAACCGTGGGATCCTTCTTAAGCGCCTCACGGTACGCTTGGCTACCTATATTGACACACTTTCCCGTATTCTTGTTGTACACCTGGGTCACACTACACTTCGGGGGTGCCTTGGTCGCCTTGGCAATCTTAGACGCGTAGTGTTTGAACGCGCTGGGGTTGTTCTTCACGATGGCTTTGTACGCGTCGCTTCCTATCACGATACACTTTTTAGATTTTTTATCGTACACCTCTTTGGGTGAACACTTGGGGAGAGGCATTTATATGTGACAATATTTTTACTTGTTGCTAAATTGAGTGCAAAAATCATGATATATTTTCGTCTTCATCCTAATTTTGTCAGCCTCGGACCCGTGCCCAGACGCGAACTCGGGTCACGCCATTTTTTGAACCACAACCCATCGGCAATGTTAGGGTTGTAGACGGCTTCGAAAAAGCTCTTGGTGATTTGGTTATCCGCAATCACACCCCTGTAGACCAGGCTGAAAACCATGTACATATCGAAGGTCTGAACGAAGACACGTCGACCCTTCTCGGGGAAAAGACTAAACACTTTGATCGTATGTTCGATGAGTGCCGCCTGGATCTGCTTCTTCTCCTGTTCATCACCCATGAAAAAATCGTTGAGTTCGCTCAGGTTCTTCAGGATGAGCCCACCTACACATGTGACGGGTTTGTGTAACACCAAACGCATGTACTTTTCACTCAGGTTACAGAGTGTGTCCAGGTCTTTAGAACGCTTCTTGTCGTTGAGAAACCGTGAGTACAGCAAGTCTTCCACCGAAGACTTGAACAGGCCGTCGCAAAATAGGACGTGCGCATCTTTCTTGTGCTTGCAAACGTTGAGCTTCTCACCGTTGCTCATTGTCAAGTGCGTGTTCATGAGGCGCATAATCTCACAAGCCTCTTCTTCGCTGAGATCATGATACATGATGCATTGGATCCTGACGTCAAAAAAGTTTTGCTTCTCGGCGAGTTCCCACTGTGACCAGTACCTTCCCTGCACGGGGAACCCATCCTCCAGAAACCACATGAGATTGTAAAACCTGTGACCGGCGTCGAGGATGTAATGCGTATTCAGCCTGGTTTCAGGATCCTTGATCACCTTGATTATCCATGGGTTGTGCGTCTGTTTGTACTGCGCGAGCGTCTTGATGTAATTTATCGCATCATTCTTTTTCCAGCCCTCTCTCGGATCACGTTGACCCTCCGGGTAGTAAAAGGCCATCGCCGTGCTCTGCTGGCGATCGACGATGGTTCGTACCGTTTCGGTAATATCGTTAGGCTGTGCGTCGAGCCTACCATCCTCGATAGACGTGAACCGACCTTTTTTCACCGTCTTCTTGTTGAACAATTCGGNCACCGACGACACGTGAATACGGCCATCGGTGAGAAAGCGGGGAGAATCGTTAACGAAAGATGCGAGTTCCATTTTTGTTAGTTGGGTTCGAATGTTTTCTTCATCAACTTAGGTTCTTATCAGCCGTGTAGTACGTCTTTCCCTTCATGACGAAACTGTGGACCCGCGCGTACCCCCACTGCTGAGGGGTTGCCCCCGGTCTGTGACCCGTGCGCCACGCCGCGAGACCACGGTCGTACACGGTCTTGAGGGTCTTCAGGGGTATNCCNGTAGCCTTGGCGACGTTCGGNAGAGACTTGACCCCNGGATACTTTTTGCGGAAACGTTGGGTATACGAAGAGGTTCGTGTCTTCACCTTGGTGTCCGTCTTGAATGGCGCGTAGTCCTTCTTCAACATCTTCTTGTATCTGGTTTCGACATCTCTGAGAGTGGGGAGTCCCCTGAAGTACTTGAGGGGCGCGTACATCTTTCCGTATTTGGTCCTAAGTTGACGCACCTTCTTAGTGATCTGAACATCTGTGAGAGTCATATAATTAAAAGAAATTTTAAAATGTCACCT